TAGGCAAACGCCCCCTCTGACCTTTTCCCGTTGGACCGTCCCCGTCGAAGTGAGGTTTGTTGATGGCCGCTGCGAAGCATTTGCGTTCGGTGGTGGCGGCGAATGCTGCTGGGGAAACCCCGCTTACGGTGGCCGAAGCCGCCGAGTCCGGTTCCCGGCTGGAGCTTCTCGTCGCGATGCGGGATCGGGTGGCCTCTGCTGTGTCTGACCCGAACTGCCCACCGCGTGACCTGGCGGCGTTGACCCGCCGCCTTCAGGACATCGCCAAGGAGATCGACCAGTTAGAGCTTTTGGGGTCTGACGGTCGTTCGGTGGTGGCAGGGACTACGGATGAGTCGTTCGACGCAACGTCTGTCTGATGTTGCCCGTCATGTGATTGCCCCGGCTGGGGTGGTTGCGACGGGGTGGCCTGCGGTTCGGGATACCTGTGAGCGGTTGGGTTGGGGGTTTGACGGCTGGCAGGACGGGGCCGGGAAGTTGATTCTCGGGAAGCGTGCTGACGGCCTTTACGCCGCCGATCTTGTGTGTCTGAGCATTCCGCGCCAGGTGGGCAAAACTTACCTGTTCGCGGCCATGACGTTTTCGTTGTGCCTGTTGAACCCGGGGCTGACGGTGATCTGGACGGCGCACCGCAGTAAGACGGCCAAAGAGACTTTCAACTCCATGAGCGGTATGGCTCATCAGGAGAAGGTGGCCCCGCATATCTCCCAGGTGGTTCGTTCCCGGGGCGATGAGGCTGTGGTGTTTAACAACGGTTCCCGAATTTTGTTCGGTGCCCGTGAGTCTGGGTTTGGGCGTGGGTTCACGAACGTGTCGATCCTGGTTTTTGATGAATGCCAGATTTTGACCGAGTCCGCGATGGAGGACATGATCGCCGCCCAGAACGTGGCGGTTAACCCGTTGACGATTTTGTGTGGGACTCCTCCGCGTCCGCGTGACCCGGGTGAGGTGTTCGCGATGGTGCGCCAGGATTCCCTGTCGGGGGAGTCCGAGGAGTCGCTGTATATCGAACTGTCGGCGGATCGTGACGGCGATTTGATGGATCGGGAGCAGTGGCGCAAAGCGAACCCCAGCTTCCCGCACAGGACACCGGAGCGGGCGATGCTGCGGATGCACAAGAACCTCTCGGATGAGTCGTTCCGGCGGGAAGCCCTTGGGGTGTGGGATGACGTGGAGATTCATAAACCTCTGGTGTCGCCGCAGCGGTGGCGGGAGTTGGTGGACATCGGGCCTTCCGATGATGCGAAGCCGTCCTCGTTGGGGGTGGATATGTCTCACGCAAGGGACATCTCCGTGGCCGCCTGCTGGGTGGAGGGGGAGTCCGCCCACATTGAAGAGGTGTGGGACGGTTCGGATTCGGGGTTGGCTGTCGATTGGATCGCGGCTAGGGCGGGACGCCGGATTCCGGTTGTTGTGGACTCTGCTTCGCCTGCTGCGTCGTTAGTGCCCGAACTGAAAGCCAGACGGTGCCGGGTGGTACTGACCAACGCCACGAACATGGCCCAGGCGTGCGGCCTGTTGGAGAACAGGATCAACGCCGAAACACTGACTCACGCCGCGCAGCCCCGGCTGACTGACGCGGTGATGAACGCCCGTAGACGGCCCATCAGGGACGCCGGGGGCTGGGGTTTAGACCGCCGTGACCCCACCAGCCAGATTTACCCCATTGTTGCCGCGACGGTGGCCCTGTTCGGGGCGACCGTTGAAGCCCGTCCCTCCATTGTTAGACCTACCAGGAAGGTTCGGGTTCTCAATTGAGTTTGCTTTACGTTCCCGGCCTGTCCGCCGAAGATCAGGAAACGCTGTCTGAGTTGGTGAACCAGCTTGAGGCGAAGATGCAGCGGAATCTGTTGCGGGAGCAGTATTACGCCGGTAAGTACCTGTTGCGTGACCTGGGTGTGTCGGTGCCGCCGAAGTTCCGCAATTTTGAGGCTGTGTTGGGGTGGCCCGCGAAAGCCGTGGACACCTTGTCCCGGCGGTGCAACCTGGATGGGTTTGTGATCCCGGGGGTGGATGTCGCGGACCTCGGGGTGGATGTGTTGTGGCAGTCGAACCGGATGGACATTGAGTCCTCAATGGCGCATGACTCCGCGATGATCCACAGTTGTGCGTTCATTTGCACGATCATGGGTGATGAGGAGTCTGGGGAGCCTCCGGTTCTGATGATGGCTAAGTCGGCGTTTGATGCGACGGGGCTGTGGGATGCCCGTAAGCGGGAGCTTTCTTCGGCCCTGTCGATCATTGAGCGGGACAGGGATACTTCCACCCCGTTGTTGATGGCGATGTATTTGCCTGACCGGGTGATCATCATGGACCGGGATTTTGAGGGCGGTCAGTGGCGGGTGGATGAGCGTCCGCACACGTTGGGCAAGGTGCCGGTGGAGCCTTTGGTGTATCGCCCGAGGTTGGGGAAGCCGTTCGGCAGCAGCCGGATAACGAGGTCGGTCATGTCGATCACGGACTCTGCGTTGCGGACGGTGGTGCGATCTGAGATCGGTGCGGAGTTCTACACCGCGCCGCAGCGGTACGCCTTGAACATCCCCGCTAGTGCGTTTGAGGAGGGCGGCTGGTCAGCGGTGCTTGGACGGCTGCTGGCGGTGGAGCCGCCCCTTCTGGACGATGAGATTGACCCGGCGTTCAAACCGGAGTTGGGCCAGTTCCCCCAGGCTTCTATGCAGCCGCATTCGGATCAGTTGCGGATGTGGGCCACCCTGTTCGCGGGGGAGGCTTCCATCCCGGTGAGCAGTTTGGGTGTGGTGCAGGACAACCCGTCTTCTGCGGAGGCGATCTACGCCGCGAAGGAGGATTTGATCGTGGAGGCCGAACACGCCGACATGGTGTTTGGTTCGGGGTGGGTGGGGGCGATGCGGAACGCAATCATGCTGCGCGATGGACTCACTCAGATGCCTGCTGAGCTTCTGAAGCTTCAGGCGGTGTGGCGTGACCCGTCCACGCCGTCGCAGGCGTCCGCTGCGGATGCGATGACGAAAGCGATGGCGGTCATCCCGTCCCTCGCGGATAGCGATGTGGCCCTGGAGAAGATGGGCTTCTCGCGCACGGACATTGACCGGATTCGGGCGGATCAACGCCGGGGTTCGGTGTCGCAGCTTTTGCAGAACATGCAGCCGGGGCAGAACCCGCAGACCGAGGAGTTGTCTCGGCGGGTGCTGGAGTTGGAGATGCAGCGTAAGCAGTTGATGCTGGCGAAGGATGAGCCGGGGGCCGATGAGGACGCGATCAAACGCCAGTTGAAGGCGATCATCACGGAGAAGACGAAACTCGGGTTGCAGTTGAACCAGTACAGCTACCTGGATAAGTACGGGACCGATGCCGGTATCGGCGGCTGAACGCCGGTTCATCCTTGACAATCTGACCCGGCTGGCCGAGGCCGACATCCGCAAGTTGTGGCGGTTGGCGGAACGCCAGTCGGATACGGAGTTCGCCGCCTATGTGGTGGAGGCGTTCCCCCAGGTGGTCGATCCTTACCACCAGATGGCGGCGCAGGCTTCTGCGACGTTCTTTGAGGAAGACTTCCCGAACATCACGGATCGCCCGTTATTGGCCCCCCCGTTGCCCACTGAGCAGTTGGCGAAGTCGGCGCAGTGGGCGTTAGCGGCGGACGGTGTTCAGGCGATTAGCCGGATGTCTGGGACGGCGCAACGGGCTGTCTATAACGGTGACCGGGATACCACGGTGGCGAATGTTGGCCGTCAGGGTATGCGGTGGGTTCGGGTGGCTAGACCTAACGCGTGTGCGTTCTGCCGTTTGGTGGCTTCCCGGGCTGCGAATGGTGAAACGTATTCGGGTTCGGGTGTGGCGTTGAAGATCGACCCGAAGACGATGAAGCTGGACCCGAAGACGGGGAAGCCGATCCCGGGGACGGGTAGGCCGTTCGCGGATAAGCGGAAAACGACTGTGGTGTATGGGCGGCGGCGCACGGACGCAAAGCAGCAAGCTGGGCGCGAGTACCACGATTTTTGCCATTGCACGGCGAAGGCGATCCCGGGTGGGGTTGATCCGGTGGCGTATCTGGAGTCCACGGAGCCTGAGTTCGCGGCCCAGGCGCAGCAGTGGAATGACGAGTACAACAAGGCTGTTGCGGATGCGGGTTCGGGGGACACGAAGGCGATTCTGTCGGCGTGGCGGAAGCAAGAGGGTGTTGAGGTTTACGTCCCGAAGCCGAAGGCCGCGAAGTTTGACCGGGCGATGCTGGACAACGCGGACAGTGTGGATGTTGTCGGGAAGTACATCAACGGCAAGCACGGCATCAAGGTGGATCAGCTTGTTGATTCGCCGCTGTCCAAGGGCGTTCCGATTGATGACAGCCTGAAGCGCGGCGTGGATGTGATCAGCGCGGCCAAGGCTGCCAAGCCTCGGGTGATTGATGCGCGAACAGCCCGGGAGTTCGGGCAGGCTGTGGACGATGTCCTGATCAAGTACCCGTATCTGACGCTGGACGAGATCAAGGGCGATTTCTACCCCGCTGGCAACCCGCTGAGTTCCGAGGCGCACGCCAGGATGAAACTTGACGCCAACGGCAAGGCGGACGGCGGTCAGTATGTGGCTCTCAATGCGCTCTCCGATGTTGCGGAAGACGCACCTGGGACTTCGTATGCGCTACGGCAACAACTGGCACGCGGCGAGGGCCGCTACAAGAATTACAACTATGACAACCGCTATAAGGCGGCGACGATTG